GCTCTAGTTCAAAAATCAGTAGAGTTTATAAAAAGCAACATCAGTACAGCAAAAGATATAAAAGACATAGCCAAGCAGATTGATGGGTTCTTTGAGGGCGAGGAACACATGAATAAGAAGCAAGGCAAGGGCATGGGTATTGCTCAACAGTTTGGCATTGAATCAACAGCTTCAGATTTTATAGATAGAAAATTACTTGAAGAACAACGATATGAGTTGAAGCTATTAATTGATAATAGATTTGGACATGGCACTTGGAATCAAATTCTTTCTGAAAGAGCCGATAAAATAAAACAGGCTAAAGAAGCACAAAGACAAGCTAAATTAGAAGCTAAGAAACAAAAAGAAGAAGTTTTTGAAGCAATAAAATGGGTAGCGATTATTTTATTTGGGGTGGGTGTAACCATCTTACTTTTGGTGTTAGGTCTAAAAGCTTTTGCTTCCGAATTAGCGTATGAATACAAACCTAAAGATTATTCAAGACAACAAAAAGAATGGAGAAACCCAGACCTCAAAAAATACACAACTTGTAGATTGAAGAAAAGAATAACATCAAAATATACCAACAAAAAAGCGTGTATTTATGAGGGTGGTAATAAAACTTTTACAATGATGATTGAAACTTGGTGTCCTCGAAAATATCGTTGTGTTTATGACCCAAATGGTTCTGAACCAGACATTGACAAGGTTATGGATAGTTTGAGGAGTATAAAAGATTGATTACTGCATTTATGTTATATTGTGCTATGCAACCAGCAAAAATGAATATTGCACAAATTTATTGTACTTATTATGCAGAAAAACTAAGTGGACAAGAGTTTATGTCTGTAAATGGCAATCAAACTTATGAATGTGTTTGCAAATTAGTTCCAAGTATTAACCCAGATAAAGTAAAGGTGTATTGATGGAAAAAAAACTAGATACGAAAAAAATGTATGAAAAACCAGTAAATGTGAAAATAGATGAAAATAGTTTTGAATTATCTTTAAGAATATTAAGTAATGAATTTGTTGCAATAAAGATTGGTTCTACAAATTTTTCTGGTAAACTAATAGCGGGTGGTATTTTATTATTATTTTTTACTCTCATTTTATTAGAGGGTTTTGGTTTGAATGAGATATTGATGCAATGAATGTAGAAACTTTTTTGAAATGGAAAATACTACCAAGATTAATGATGCTTGTAAGCACTATAATGTCTTGGAGATGTGCAGAATGGTTTATGGCACTAGATGACCCTACAGCTTCACAATCAGCGTTTGTATCGGTTGTTATGGGGGTTATGACAGGTATATTTGGTATTTGGATAGGGCAAGAACATAAGGTGGAAAAATGAACTTAAATAAATTGCAAGAACAAATAATGTTTGAAGAAGGTGTAAAGTATGAAATTTATAATGACCATTTAGGTTATAAAACTTTTGGTGTAGGGCATTTAGTAAGAGCCACAGACCCAGAAAACGAAATGTCAGTTGGTACAAAAGTATCTAAAATGAGGGTTGCTGAATGTTTTGAAGCCGATTTATATGTTGCTATAAACGATATGGAAAAGTTTACAGAGGGTATGGAAATAGACGATAATATAAAAGAATGTGTAACTGAAATGGTTTTTCAACTAGGTTTACCCAGACTAAATAAATTTAAAAAATTCAAACAGGCATTATTAGATGGAGATATTGAAACTGCACAAGCCGAAATGAAAGATAGTTTGTGGTATAAACAAACAACAAATAGAGCAGAAAGATTAATTGAAAAGTTAGGCAAAAGCATCTAAGTTATTGATTTTAAAGGGTTTATCCCTGGGAAGTGAGGTGTAAAATGATTGCTAGTTTATTACCAGTTGCATCAAAGTTATTAGGCAAATTTATTGAGGATAAGGACACAAAAAATAAACTTGCACATGAAATAGCGACTATGGCTGAAAAACACGCTCAACAATTAGCTATGGAGCAAATAAAGGTAAATATAGAGGAAGCTAAAGGCAACTGGTTTCAAAGTTCTTGGCGACCCCTCATAGGTTGGATTTGCGGTCTTTCCCTAATGATAAATTATATGGTTTCGCCAATTTTAGCGGGATTTGGTATTATCATTCCACAGGCTGATATGTCGGTAATGATGCCATTATTATTTGGTATGTTAGGAATAGCGGGTATGCGATCATATGACAAAACTAAAAAGGTAGACACAAAACAATGATTTGGTTTTATTTATCATTAAGTAAATATTTTTGTAATATCGGAAACTATTTTTATCATCTTCATGTAAAAGAATTAAGAAATAAGCAAAAGAAAAATAATCAAAAAATTATCAAACCTTACTGTAAAAAATGTGTTTTGAAATATGCAACAACCGAAGATATGCAAAGAAAAGAAAATATTATTCATGCTAAACAAGGGAATAGAGTTAGAAAAATTACAGAATTTTGGTTAGAGTGTATTAGATGTAAAGCCAAAACAAAAAGGGGATATTGTTAATGAGTAAATTTTATATGAAGCTATATGACTTCTTTACAGACATAGCCAATTATTTTTGGAAAAAAGCATTGCAACCAAGAAAAGAAAGGGTTTACCATGAAACTAACACCAAAACAAAAAAAGTTACCAAAAGGACTACAGGAAGCAATTCTAAAAAGTCAAAAAAAAGGTAAAAAGAAAAAGAAGGGGAAAAAATAATGCCTTATCATTATGGAAGCAGAATGACTTCAAAACCTATGAAGAAAAAGAAAAAGAAGAAAAAAAACAAAATGAGAAAGAGAAAATAAATGGTTTTAGTCAAATCTATTAAAAATATAACTAAGGATTTAACAGCTAGACAAAAGAAAACCATGAATGCCCATGCTAGGCATCATTCCCTAAAGCATATGCGATCAATGGCAAATTCTATGAAAAAAGGTTCTACTTTTGCAGAAGCACATAGAAAAGCTATGAGGTCTGTGGGTAAATGAATGGATTTACAACTACAGCTACTATTTCTGAATTAATAGGAAAAAGACCTATCAAATCCAAAAGAAGAAGAACAAGAAAGAACAGAATGCCCTTTAAAGGCAGTTTAATGGCGGTACAGCGACTTTTGCCCACTAAAAGGATAAAGTACTAGGTGTAATCCTCAACACCTCACAGGAATGTTTTTTTCAATGATTTCTTTGATTTGATCTAAGCATTCAGTTAAACACCCCTTGACCAGAAAGTGAGGTGTACCAAGTGCTTTTGATTGTACCGCCCACAACTTTTGAGAATCAGATAATCTACCCTTTTCATTTTTTATTTCAATATAAAGAACCCGCCCTTGTGGATATTCAATAATTATATCTGGACAACCAGATTTCAAACCCATTTTTTTCATCTTTGCATGATAGGATATAGACCTTTTACCTTCATTTGGTACATGAAAATGTCTAAAAAAATAGTATTTACCTAGATAGTTTAGATATTCATTACAAGCTATTTGAATGTCTGATTCTCTAGTCATAGGGGATAAACCTAAATTTACCCCCTATGTGTATAGTAGAATTGGAGTTCTTACTATATTCCTACTTTGAGGTTGGAGGAACATAATCAATGTATCACAGAAAACCCATATTTTACAATACATTAAAAAAAATAACTTATTGTTTGACTTACAATAACCTAGATGGTAAGCTAGGTTATCAATAATAGAAATGGAGTTCTAAATTATGGATACTTATACTTGCTCAGCATGGGGTACACCAAGAAAACAAACATTATCTTATGAGGTAAAAAGAGCATCTTGTTATAATGATGATTGTTTTGGTACTCAATATGCAAAAAAATTGTTTGGCAAAGATATTGTCAATTATTTCCCAAAGAAAGTAAAAGGCAAAAGAAAAGGTGATTACAAAGTTTACCTTGAATGGGTAAAGGTCAACAAAGGTGGTTTTCACAATCGAAGGGGAATGGTTGTAAACTACAAAAAGAAAGCTGTTCTTAGAACAGATGATGACAAACTCATTGCCATGATTGGAGTTGACAATGGAAATGTCTTACTAATTGCTAGTGATTTTGAATTTTCGGGTGTTTTGAATACAGCTTATTTTACAGAACATAAAAATTGTGGCGATTATGACAGCATTTGCCATATCGTAAATTCCCAAGATTGCATTAGAAAATGGGAAAAAAGATATTATGCAAATCAATTAAATCAAAAAATTGAGGGGGATAAATAATGAATATCGAAATTAATGATTATTTTTCAGAAGTAACAATTAAATATGAAGGCAAAGAATATTGGCTAGAGTTTGGACACAATGATGTTTCTATGTGGTCTTTTACACAGGCTGGTGAAGATGTATGGGAGAGTTCTTTGATAAGAGGAAAATTTGCAGTCAATACTAATAGAACACTAGTTTTGAAGAAATGTATTGATAAATTACTTGAGGGGGTAAACTAATGAGATTGAAATTATATAAAATTAGAAAATCAATTACCCTAAGAAATGGTGTTGCTATTCTTGATGATAAAAAAATAGTTAGCTTAATACTTAGAGGTTTTTCAGATACAAAAATTAGAATATTAGCAATAGAGCAGTTTTATTATTGGGATAACCCTACATATTGGGAAAACAAAAATAAGGGAGTTGCCTAATGATTGATAAACCAACAAGAATTGGAAATTCGGAACTCTATGTTGCTAGGGTTCTGAATATGTCCACAGCACAATGGGCGGGTGTTCAAGAGGAATATATTAAAGAATTAGTAAAAGCTAGAGAAAACAACAAAGACGAACTAGAAAAGCATGGTGAAAAAGCTGAACTAAAACTTTATATTTCTCTTAGAAAAACCTTATGGCATTTATTAGCAAAAAAAATGGAGGAGCAAAAAAATGGTTAAATTTCTTAAAAACTATGGTGTTTACCTTTTAGAATTTATGGTTTTTGGAACAATAGGTTTTTGTCTAATTATGTTTTTTTTATAGACCTAACCAAAGAAATAATATAGGTTTATATATGAATTGGAGTTCAAAAATGAAAAATAAAAAACTAATTTTTACTTTACTTACTGTTGCATTTGTTGGGGGGTGTTCAACAATGCCAATAGTCGATAGTAGAGGAAAATCATCTGCAAA